CGCGAGGCGGATGAAGTGGTTCACGTTCATCGTGCTGTCGTCGTAGTAGTTGAAGCTCAGAGCCTTGCGCGCCATGTTCGTGTCCTCCTGGGTGTCGTGGGTTGAAGGGGGGGGCCGGCCCGCTCCGGCCCCCAGGTCCGTCGCCTACCGCATGTGCTCGATCTCGTACGGCTCGAAGGCGCCGTCGCGCAGGAACCAGCGAACCTCGAACTGGGCCGCCTTGCCGTCCTTGCGCGTGAAGGTCACGGGGACGATCAGGCCGACGACGCCTTCCAGCGTCTCGTTGACGCGAATGGTGCCGCGCGAGGTCTGCGACCCCTCGATGGAGTCGAGCCGGAGAGCCATCGCGCCGAGCACCGCGAGGACCGACTCGTCCGCGATGGTGATCCAGTTGGTCGTGCGGGACTCCGGCGCGTTGAGCTTCTGCACCGTCATCGTCGCCGTCATGGCCGGGGCGGCCGCGTCCAGGCTCGCGACGGGCGTCTCGGCCACCTTGGGCAGCGGGACGATACTGCTGATGCGCCGCTGCCACGCGACGAACCCGGCCTGGGTCAGGCGGATGGTGTCCTCGCGGCGGTCGTTGTCGTCGCGCTGGCTCTCGACGAGGCCGGCCTTGGCCAGCGTGGCGCACACCGCTGAGATGGTGCGGCCCGTCAGCGCGCCGGCGTAGACCGACTGCGTCTGGCTGGCGAAGCCCTGCGACCAGACCGCATCGGTGTCCTCGAAGCGCGCCGGCACCGCGCCGTTGGTGGGCTGGTAGAACGACCGCGCGAGCATGTCGAGCACCGCGAACTGGTGTTCGCTCACCACCACCGGCGCCACGACCACCAGCCTGCCCAGCCGCTTGTCCACGGCCGGGTACTGGAAGATCTCCGCGATGGCCGGAGCCATATTGCGGGCGGCCGCCAGCGCGTCTTCGTGGTGAGACTGCACGGTCACGGTCGCTCCGACGCGGCTCACGGTGATGCGCGAGGCGAGGCTGTAGTAGCTGAGGGTCAGGCTGGACTCGTAGAGGCGGGCAGCTTCGAGGCTCTTCGTGTTCGGCGTCGTGGTGGTCTTGGTCGTCATGGCGTTGTCTCCTTTGCGGCTCGCGGCCGCGTTCCGTTGAACTGTGTGAAAGTATACGAGCGCTCACATAACTTGTCAACTGTTCGCGAAATTCCTAGGAAATTCTCGAGTTCTCGAGAGCCGAGGCGCCTGTGACACGGGATGTCACGAGCCTCAGGAGGGCGCTCCCGCTCCCCAGGCTCCGCGCTCGCCCTGGCCCAGCCCGCCCAGCCCTGAGACGCGCCGTGGCACACCCGTCTCCGGCAGGCCGCCCGCAGGCCGGTGCTACGGTCGGGACATGGCCAAGCCGAAGCCCCCGCTGACACCGCGCGGCCCGAAGCCGCTGTCTACCCGGCAGGCCCGCTTCGCCGCCGAATACGCGGTGGACGGGAACGGCGCCGCCGCCGCCGTGCGGGCCGGCTACAGCGCGGCCGCCGCGCCCGCCATCGCCACCCGACTGCTTCGCTACGCGCACGTCCGCGAGGAGGTCGCCCGGCTGGCCGCCCAGAACATCGAGCGCGCGGGCCTGTCGGCCGCCATCGTGATGGAGGCCATCCGCCGGCAGGTCGAGGCCGACGTGCGGCACCTGTTCGATGCGAACGGCCGGCTGCGCGCCATCCACGAGCTGTCCGCCGAGGACGCCGCGATGATCGCCGGCTTCGAGGCTGTGACACGCGATGTCACGCCTGGAGAGAAGGGGCCGCCGGCGCTCGTGCTGAAGGTGAAGCTCGCGCCGCGCGACCGCTACGTCGAGATGGCGGCCAAGCATTTCAAGCTGCTTACTGAGGTCATCCGCGTCGAGGACGAGAACGCCCGCGTGGCGTCACTGCTCCGAGGTCGCGACCGCGTGGCCGAGGCCGCAAAGCGCCGCAGGGGGGCGGCCGGCGATGGCGCCTGAACCGATGGTCGGCCGGTACGAACAACTGCTCTCCGATGAGGTCGGCCGCTACTACGCCGACCCGCTGGGCTTCGTGATCGGCATGTTCCCCTGGGGCGAGCCGGGCACGCCGCTCGAACGCGAGACCGGCCCGGACGACTGGCAGGCCGAGTTCCTGCTCGATGTTGGCCGGCACGTCGATGAGCAGGGCTTCGACGGCCAGAACCCGGTCAAGCCGCTGCGGTCGGCGGTGTCGAGCGGACACGGCATCGGCAAGTCGGTCATTGTGTCGTGGCTTGTCACATGGCTCATGAGCACGAGGCCGCACTGCCAGGGCACGATCACCGCCAACACGATGAACCAGCTTTCGACCAAGACCTGGGCCGCCGTGACCCGGTGGATGCGGCTGTGTCGCACCGCGCATTGGTTCGAGATCAACTCCGACCGCATGTACCGCATCGGCCACCGCGAGTCGTGGTTCTGCGCGCCCGCCTCATCGAAGGAAGAGAACAGCGAAGCGTTCGCCGGCCAGCACGCGCGGGACAGCACGTCGTTCTACATCTTCGACGAGGCGAGCGCCATCCCAGACAAGATCTGGGAGGTCGCCGAGGGCGGCATGACGGACGGCGAGCCGATGCTGCTGGCCTTCGGCAACCCGACGCGCACCTCGGGGCGGTTCCACGCCGCGTGCTTCGGCACCGAGCGCCACCGCTGGTCGCCGCGCATCATCGACAGCCGGTCGTCGAGGTTCACCAACAAACAGCAGATCGACGAGTGGATCTCAACGTACGGCGAGGACTCCGACTTCGTCCGCGTTCGCGTTCGCGGTCTGCCGCCGTCGGCGTCCGACCTTCAGTTCATCTCCACGTCCGACGTGGCCGGCGCGCAGCGCCGGTTGGTCGAGGCGCTCGACGACGAGCCGCTCGTGGTCGGCCTCGACGTGGCGCGCGGTGGTTCCGACGAGTGTGTGTTCTGGTTCCGCCTCGGGCCGGACGCGAGGTCGATCCCGCCGATCATCATCCCCGGCGAGAAGGCCCGCGACAGCATGAAGCTGGTGGCGGTCGCGGCGGACGTGCTCGACCGGGCGCATGGACCGACCCGGCGCAAGCCCGACATGCTGTTCGTAGACGGCACCGGCATCGGCGGCCCGATCTGCGACCGCCTCAAGCAGCTCGGCCACAAGAACGTGATCGAGGTGCAGTTCGCCGGCGAGTCGCCGGACCCGAAGCTCGCGAACATGCGGGCCTACATGTGGTCGAGGCTTCGCGAGTGGCTGCCGCACGGCAGCATCCCGAACACGCCCACACTTGAAACGCAGATCACGGCCCCTGGATACCACCACGATAAACAGGACCGCGTGGTGCTCGAATCGAAGGACGCGATGAAGGCGCGCGGCGCCGACAGCCCCGACCAAGCCGACGCGCTGGCCCTGACCTTCGCAATGCCGGTCAAGGCGCGCGGGATGGCCGGCGGTCGAGTGAAGCCTCGGCCGGTCTTTGGTGCCTACGCCAACTCGAACACCGGGTGGATGCAGTGACCTAGTGCCGAGTCGAAATGTTGGCCGGGTGATTCAGTGGCGACATTTTCGTCCGAGGAGGGGCGACGATGGACGACGCAAACGAACGCGTGGCGAGCCTGCTCGCCGACAGCCTTGCGGCTCATACCCGAGCGCGCGCCGCTCGATACCGCAAGCGCCGCGAGGACGCCGAGCGCGAACTGCGAGATGCGCGCGACCTGCGCCTCGCCGCCCACCAATTGGACCCCGAGCACGCCGCGCCGGCCTGGAAGACCGAGACCCCGACGCACTCGCTGATGATGGCGTTCTACCAGCAGCAACTGGGCGAGGCGGTCTGATGTTCGACCTTGTGTCCATCGCGCGTGCTCACGTCCCCGGCCTGACGCAGGCCGGCTCGACGTTCGTCGGGCGATGCCCGGCGCACCCCGACGCAGACGAGCCTCCGACGCTCGTCATCGATACAGCCCTCGAATCGTTTCACTGCTCCGCGTGCGGCGCTGCCGGCGACGTGGGGACATTCGTGCGTCTGCTTGACGCCAAGGCAACCCGATGAAAGGCAACCCGATGAACATCGAACGCACCTTCACCTACCACGCCCCCACGGGCACCCAGCCGGAGCGATACGTGGCCATTCGAGCAGCCGCCAAGGAACTGGCCCGCGTCATCGAGGCCTCGTGTCCCGATAGCCGCGAGAAGTCGCTGGCTCTCACGAACGTGCAGCAGAGCGTGATGTGGGCGAACGCCTCTATCGCCATCAACGAGAACCCGGTCGAGGCCTAACGTGCTGCTCCGCACCTCAGCGAAGCTGGCCCCGCGCCAGGAACTCAAGGTTCGCACGGTGGTCGCCGTCAACGACACGGTGCTCACGATCTTGGCGAACACGCCGCTACTGCTCGAAGTCGTCGCGCGCGGGCCGGCCGAATGGCGGTCGAACTTCATGCACGCGCACCGTGGCCTCGCAGTAAACGAGGGCATGGCCGACCACCTCTTCCGGTTCTTCGCCGACCACGTCGTGCGGCGGTTCGGGCGTGAGCACTCGGCCAACGAACTGCTCGACGCGATGGAGATCACGGTGGACCGGCCGCCAACGCAGCGCGAGATCGACGAGTCCTGGGAGATCGAGTCGCATTCGAGCGAGGCCGGGCGCCGGTACTTCTACGGCAGCGACAGGCCCGAAGACCTCGTCCGCCGGCTGATGGTGAACTAATGGCGCAGTTCGGGGAGGCCGACTGATGGGACGCGCCGCGCGAGCGAACCGACGAAGCCTGGAGGGCCACGCGCCGGCCGAGGTTGAGATGGCGCGCCTGGAGACGGCGCCGATCCGCGTGCTCATCGCGACGTGGTTCCGGCTGATGTGGAGGCGATACGGCCTATGAAGGTGAAAGCCACGATCATCACGCGCGACCGAAACGGCGACCCGATTGCGCCCGGCAACGTGGTCGGCCTCGGCGACCAGCAGGCGGGGTTCGCCTACGAGATCGACAAGACCGGCGCCGCGCGCCGCGTGCTCGTCACCGAGCACCGCGCTAACGGTGAGGTGCTGTTCCTGCGCCTGGGACGGAAGCCCAAAGCCGCACGCAAGGCCGAGAAACGCCGGCGCATCGAACAACGGCAGGCCGCCCTCGCGGCGACGAAGCGGGCAGCGCTCAGGGCGGCCCTGGAGACGGTCAATGGCTGAGAAGACCCGAATCGTGTCGCTCGTGCGGAACGACATGCAGGATGCCGAACGGAAGCGGAAGGCCGGCACCGGCGGCGCGGACGCGAAGGCTGACCAGCGGCGCGAAGACGAACGCCGGCAGCAGATCCTCGACGAAGCGTTCGAGCGGTTCGCCATCATCAACGAAGCCGAGAAGGACCAGCGCGAGCGGGAACTCGAAGACCTGAAGTTCGACCGTGGTCTGCCCGAGGACCAGTGGGAGCCGGAAGTGATGCGGGCGCGCCGTGGCACGACGATGCCTGACGGCACGGTCATCGCCGCTCGGCCCTGCCTCGTGTTCAACAAGCTGTCGGTGCCGGTGCGGCAGGTCATCAACGAGGCGAAGAGGGCGCGCCTGTCCATCGCCGTCAAGCCCAAGGGAGAGGGCGACAAGGAAGGGGCCGCGCTGCGCCAGGGCGCCATCCGCGCCATCGAGAACGACAGCCGCGCGAACATCGCCAGGATGTGGGCGCTCGACCGGGCGGCGAAGTGCGGACGCGGCTACTACCGCATCCTGCACGACTACGCGAACGACGGCGACTTCGACCAAGACCTCATTATCAAGCGCATCAAGAACCAGGGGTCGGTCTACCTCGACCCGTTCGCGAGCGAGCCGGACTGGTCGGACATGGAGTACGCCTTCATCGTCGAAGACCTGCCGGCGAAGGAATACGAACGCCGGTACGGCGAGTCGCCGCTGTGTTCGATGGAGTCGGGCGAACTCCAGAGCGCGACGGACAAGGCGAAAGACTGGGTCGTGCTCGGCGAGGACGGCAGGGTGACCTCGGTGCGCGTGGCCGAGTACTACCGCGTCGAGTATCGGAAGGCGTGGTTGGTCGTCAATCGAGACACGGGCGAGTCGGTCATCCACGAGCAGGAACCCGGCGAGATCGACCCGATGCTGTTCGCGATGCGCCCGGTGATGAAGCGCGAGATCAAATGGTCGCTCATCGCGCCCAACCACTACATCGACGAGCGCGACGAGCCGGGTCGGTGGATCCCCATCGTGGCCGTCATTGGGACCGAGCACGTCGTGGACAGCGATGCCGCCTACAAGGGCATCATCTCGAACGGCAAGGACGCCCAGCGGCTCTACAACGTCGCGCGCTCGAATCAGGTGATGAAGGCCGGCTACGAATCGCTCGCGCCCTGGGTGCTCGCCGAGGGCCAGGACGAGGGCTACGAGGCCATGTGGGCGAAGGCCAACACGCAGGCGTTTCCCTACCTCAAGTACAAGCCCACCGTATACGAAGGGCAACTGCTCCCGCCGCCCCAGCGAAACGACCTGTCGTCGGCCAATCTGTCTTCCTCGCTCCTCCTCGCGAGGGAGGCGGATGGCGACATCCAGGCAACCACTGGGCGTTATAACCCATCGCTGGGGCGGCAGGATTCGACGGTCAAGTCGGGCAAGGCCATCAACGCCCTCAAGCAGCAGGGCGAGATCGCGTCGAGCGATTACCTCGACAACCTCGCCATGATCTCAATGACGCACGAGGCGCGCATCCTGCTCGATCTGCTCCCGGCCATCTACGACCGGCCGGGGCGCGTCATTCGGCTCCTGGGCGACGATCCGAGAGACGAGCGCACGGTCATGCTCGGCGAGTCGTTCATCCCTGGCCCCGACGGCAAGCCGCTCCCGACGGCGCCCGGCACGCCGGGCCTCATCGGCGGACTGATGCAGCGGATGCGCGGCGGGAAGGCGCTCAAGGACAAAGCGAAGACCTACAGGTTCGACCGGAATCAGGACTACACGGTGGCGGTCTCCGTCGGCCCGTCGCAGGCCTCGCAGCGTGACGCGAACGCCGCACAGATCGCCATGGTCATGCAGGCCGCGCCGACCACGGCGCCGTTCCTGCTGCCGCTCTGGGCCGAGTCGCTCGACAACCCAATGGGCGACCGCATCCGTCAGGCGCTGGCCAAGGCGAACCCGGCGTTCGCCTCCGACGAGGAAGAGCCGCAGGTTCCGCCGGCGGTTCAGCAGCAGATGCAGCAGATGGGGCAGCAGCTCCAGGCCACCCAGCAGGCGCTGGCCCAGGCCCAGCAGGAATTGCAGGCCCAGACCGGGAAACTCCAGGCGCAGTTGGACGCCAAGCAGGCCGAACTCGATACGCGCGAGCGCATCGCCGCCGAAGACCGGCAGTCGCGCGAACGCATCGCCGCCGCGCAGATCCAGTCGGACGCCGCCGAACTGGAGGCGACCCTCACCTCGAAAGAGGGCGTGTCCCAGTTGCAGGCCAGCACGACGCTCGCCGCGAAGCGGCACGACGCGGCGCTGGACCGAGAACGCCGCGCGCACGCCGTCGAGCAGTCCGACAAGGACGACGTCCGGCAGACGCATCGCGAACTGCGCGAGGAAGGACGCGAAGGTCGCCGTGCGGCTCGCGAGGCCTCGCTCGATGACCGCCGCGCCGCGCGTGACGCCAGTATCCAGGCCAGCATGACCCCGCCGGCGCAACCGC